ACAGATACAACCATAGAAATAAAAGCTAATGTTACTAGTATTACTTCCATCCAAATGCTGTACGTTTTGGTTTTGTTTTCTTTGGGAATTCTCTATTCATAACTTCTTCGTAAATTTCTTTTTTAATTCTATTATATTCTTTCTTAGTTTTCAAATCAGAAATTATTTTTACATTCTCTAGTTTAGGCTTCCAAGTTTTCCAAAAGATTTTTTTGTAAGGTTCAACCTCCCAAGTCCACAACACCTCTTCCCCATCATTGACATAATGAAACACTAATGCTTCTTTAGGTATCACTGGTCAATCTCTGCAATATCAATCTTTTTAAATACCTGTATATCACTCATGTTATCTAAAAAGAATGTTCTATAATTTAAATACTCATCACTCTCAATACAACCACAAACTAATACTTCATTATCATCATTGTATTTAATACCTGATATTGCTATTAGTCTTCTGCGTTCTGTGGTGGCATTATCATCATCATCATATTTAGTATAATCAAAAGACAAACTATATCCTTTGAAAAATGCTGTTGCTATCATCTTTTCTACTAATGTCATAAAGAACCTCCTTTTTTATTTTCCTTTGACATAAACTCTAAGTCTTGACTTGATATAGCTTGACCGCAATGTGTTGATAGAAACTCAATAATCCATTTCATAATAAGTTCTGAATCAACTATTCCTTCATGAGAAAATGCATTCTCTTCTATGTACTTAAAGCAATCATTTTCTAAATCCGGTCTACCTTCGATGGTCCAAGCATACTCCATGGTATCAATAATTTCCATACTGATTTTTTCATTGACTGGATGTGACATATTTTCCTCCTAAAAAAGTGTATAGATTATAAGAAAAGGTATAGTTATTAAAACAATACCCAAAAGTAATAATTGAAAATCTTGTTTTGACATTGTTACCTCCTAAGTAAACAATTGATATGCGGTAGTTTTTTATGTAGGACTACCAACCTACCCCTAATCTCTCTTTAAACTCATACGCTAGGGACTGATGAGTTATGTCCTTCTCTTCCTTAGTTCCACGACTGTTGCAACAATCATTGTGAAACTCGCAGATAGTTCCTCAGACATTTTGTAGTTAGTGCATGGTGGTTTAGTTCTCATTTACTTTTATCCTTAACCTTGTCTCTTGTCTACTCTAATTTAATAGAGGGCAAGGATTTTATAAAGGCGCACTCCTAACTACTTATTTAACTAGCCGTCCAGTTCGTCAAGATAAAAATCTGACTGCATGAATTGGTTAGCTAAATCTTCAGGTGTAACTTCGTTCA